CGCCGCAAGACAACGATTTTATTTGCGTTGGGTAATTTATCAACAACAAGAATTTCGTTGACGAGCGACAAAATTTGAGAAAATTAACTGTTAATCAGCAGGCCGCTTGGACTTTACGCCAGTCGCCTGCTGTTTTTGCTTCTGAAACATATCCCCGTACCCCGTTAAGAGCCATTGAGCAGATACACCGTAGTCCTTGACGAGATAGTTTAGCCATGCGACTTGAAAGATGTCTCGAGACATATCTTTTTCAAGAGTGTTCATGTTCCAACGGTTGATACCATACTGATTGGTAAATGTCTGCTTTCCGCGAATATCCTTGCGGGCTTTAAGGGCGTAGAGCGCCTCGAAAAAACGACGTATAATTGCTTGACTTTCAGTTGTCTGCATAGGGCTTTAAAAAATTAGAAACTATATTTATTTTATTTCAGAAAGGAGTTTTTGCCACTCTTTGATTTGTTCGTTACTGAATTGCGGCAACGCCTCCCCAACGCACATTTGCTCAAATGCCCTCACCTCTGATGGCGTCATGACAGGCAGATATTTCTCCATTTCAAGAATTGAGAGGATATGGGTCTGCGCAACGGCTCGCACTTCTGATAATTTAGCGTCTTGAAGCATTTGGCCTTCGCCAAGGAGCAGCCAACGGGCATTTATCTCGGGCAACTTTTTGAGCAACGCTATCACAGGGGCTATCCCAAAATCTTTGCCTCGGACAAGTTTTGATAGGTACTGAGGACTCCAACCCATAAGGGAAGCAAATGTGGTCTGTTTGCCTCCTGTTCGATACTTGATTATCTCAATCAATCTGTTGTGCATAACAATATTGTTCAATTATTATTTAATCCGAATGAGTGCGTTCCAAGTTTGCGTTTGAATAATTGCTCTTTACGTATAGCCTCATCCACGGTAACAGTCTTTGGCAGTAGCATTAAAATAGAGAACTGGAAATTCTTTAAAGCATAATCAGTCTCGTTACATAATACTTCAAGCGACTTATTGTAACCGTGTCCCCCTGATAAAACGTATTCTGACCACCGTCCCCATATCCCATTTTCTCCATAGGCCGAACCTATATACAGTTGTCCCGTGTTTTTATCCGTAATTAAATACACGCCCTTTATAGCAGACAAGTTTGTTTTCCAGTCTGAATATTGATGTTCGACAATTTCTTTGAGTTCTGAAAAATCCAAAATCAAGTCAAAATAGTCAGTGAAGCGTTTGTAATGAAGCCCCGGCGAAATTTCCTGTACTTCCATATCGTTCTTTATCCACTGATGCCATGAAATAGGGTTCTCCCACCGAATAATAACTCGCTCCTTCAGGTCGTCATATCCACCAATTTCTTGCAAATCATATATATATACTTCATTTTTGACAGAGCAATTTACAACTTTGAACACACCTATGAAACGAGCAGTAAAACCGCTCTCCCCTACGAACGAGACAATATAATCAACGCCGCTGAATACGGGCTTCACCTGCCGTCTTTGATAATCAAGAAACGCGCCTCTATCGCATTTATACATACCATATAAATCAAGTCTCCTGTCTTTATGGCGCACCAACTTGATATGGGCGTTGCGGTCAAGTCCCCTATTGAATAGAAGTTCCTGTATGGTTATCATCAACTGTTACTTTTCTCTAATAGGTTCATAAGACGTTGCGAAAGGTCGTTGGTGTTTCTGACACTTTCGGCCAACAATTGGCGCATTTCCGTTATTTCGTTCAACGCTTGTTGAAAAATTTCAGTTGATACGCAATGAGTTATATCCCCCGACCCCGAAAAGCTATTTTTATTCCTTTTTACGTGTTGGCCAACAGGAGAGTTTACAGTATCACAGTCATGTATGCCGCCGACACTTAAAGGCGAAACTTTTTCGCCTTTACCCCCAAGAGAGCGTAGTAACTTAACAATATTATCGGGAATCGTCTTACCTGCCTCCCAGTTTTGGACAGTGCGCAGCGTCACACCACAAATCTCGGACATCTGCTTTTGCGTCAGTCCGTTTTCCTCTCTAAATTTTTTCACATTACCTAAGTTGCTCATACTCTGTTATTTATAGTCGATAAACGAAATACGAATAAAAATTTTGCGAAAAATTTTCGTCGAAAAATTTTGTAGATACGAAAATATTTCGTAATTTTGCGGCGTATTCGATTTTATATCGGTGCAAAAATACGAAAAAAAATTTGAATCTAAATCAACTAAACAGTAAAAAATCACAATATGAACAAACAAGCAGAGATAGAACATCTCAGAGCCTTACAGCAAGGCGACACCTACTTTGCCCAGTTCTTCGGGCAAGACATCGATACGATGGTGCAAAACATCAAAAAAGACTTCTCCATCGAATTGGATTGCGCCTTCATCCAAAAAGAAGTTACCCTGCAACGTCAGCTCAAAAACCTCCGAGAAGAGATAGAACAAGTCAAATTTGACTTGGCTGTCGCGCTCTACCGCGAATATGAAGATTGCTTGGCTGATTCAATAGAGGAATTGTTGTCAAAAATTCTTGGCAGCAACATAAGGAAAATAGAGGCGAAGCTGGCAGCAGACGTTCCTCCGACAAAGGAAGAAGTGGCATACTTAATCAGCATGGCAAAATGTAGGTAAATTCGGGGAAAACACATCTCCCTCAAATCAATCAATATCAAATGACATCTTTCAAGACCGACTACCAACGGGAAAAAGAAGTTCGGGACAAGCAGATATACGAAGAGTATATCATGCTAACCGCTGACCCGGATACTGCTGCCACGAAGGTGCAGGAGTATCTCATGAAAAAATACAACATTCACTCGCCCTCGACTCTGTGGGCAATTCGCAAGCGTGTGGAGGCGAAAATGAGGAAAGGAGGTGCTATATGACAACACGTTTGCACCCCGTGCTCCAGTGGCTTTTACTGGCCGCATTCTTCGCATGGGCTACCATTCTCATGATAATCATATGCGGCCAGGAAAACCCAAAAATTCCACTGTCCCTGTTTGACTTTGCCGTGCTCAAAGTGATGGCTGGTATGTCTGCATACTCGACCTACAAAATCGCAGAGTGGTGCTATAACAAAGAATATTTCCCAGCCCTTGTTCGCAAGTGTGTTGAGAATTGCAAAAAAAAGGAGGCGAACGACGAAATATGAGCGAGTTAGAACTTTCAATTATGCAGCGTCTCGACGATATCAAACGTGCTACCCTTATAGGGGTCAAGGACACGCTGACTATAGAGGAATGTGCAATGCTTACTGGCTACAGCATACAGTCGCTCTACACATTCACTTCTAAGCGAGAGATACCGCATTACAAGCGCGGAAACTACCTCTATTTCTCAAAACAAGAGGTAGAACAATGGCTCCGGAGCAATCCAATTCCTACAGTCAAGCAGTCAAGTAGCGAAGCGTCTACCTATGTTGCTACACACAAGAAATAAGAGTGAGAAAGCATTCGCCAACATGGGTAAAGCGCAATAACCCCAAAATTCAAGTAAACCAAAATATTCAACAATGGAACAAACATCTGGATTCGCTAATTTCATGAGCGAGAACATCGACCAAATTTCGGCAGCCCTGTCTGCCTTTCAGGGCAGCGTTGTACAACCTAAACTTGAAAAAGAAGTCAAGGTCAAGACCAAAATCGGTGGCACATACTCATTCAAGTACGCAGACCTCAGTGCTTGTGTAAAAGCTGCTACACAAGCTCTCAAAGCCAACAACCTCTCTGTCTGTCAGCTCATCAGCAACGGCAAACTCATAACCATCCTCTCGCACAAGAGTGGTCAATGGTTCAAGAGTGAGCTATTTTTGCCTCAGCAGACCGCCGACTATCAGGCATACGGTTCTGCCATTACATACCTGAAGAGGTATTCTTATTGTGCCATCCTCGGTATCGTTGCCGATACTGACGATGACGCCAATATCGCTTGTGGTAATCAAGCCGAGTTCAAGGAGCGCAAACAGCAACCTGCTGCTGCATTCACAGAAGCGCAGCTCAAAGAGGCTCTTGAGGAACTTGGCCGATGCACCACTCCGGACCACATTACCGCGCTCTGGAAAAAGTGGAGCACAGCAGTTCCGGCCATGTGCAAGAAGAGCACAGAGTTCTACAACGCGGTGAGAGACAAATCACAAACATTTCAAACTACTGCCAAATGAGTATAGAACTGATTAAATCACCAGTAGAGTTTGACGAGGAACTCCACTGGTACAACCTCGGCGGTAAGCGACTGATGGGCATTACCGAGCTGATTCATTCGGTTCTCGAATTGGGAGTGTATCCTGATGCAAACGACTTCGTGAAGAACACTGCCATTCCGAGAGCCGGACAATATGGCTCTTCCGTTCACAAGGCGATAGAGCTTTATGATGAACTCGGTATCAAGCAGACATTATTCCCTAACACTTTCGATGACGAATATTGGGATGTAAGTCAAGAACTCGAGAGTTATATTCAGCACCGTAAGGGCTTTACACCCCTTGCCAACGAGTACACTGTCAGCGACAATTCCCAGTACGCATCACAGATTGACAATGTGTGGGTGAGCGAGAGCACAGGCGGCATTTGGTTGGCCGACACCAAGACCAACAACCTCAACTACTATCCGCTTGACGGCTACGGCATACCTAATTACTTTGCCAATCACGCTGACGGTCTGAAAGAATATCTCTCATGGCAGCTCTCCGTATATGCGGTGTTGTTTGAGAGACAGAACCCCGGACTGAAAGTAGAGGGTCTATGCGCCAACTGGCTCCGTAAAGACGAGGACGCATTCTGGATAATCAATAGGAAGTCAGACGAGGCTGTGCTTGAACTCCTCAAAGCAGAGTGGCATGAGACTTTTGACGGTTCTGTTGTTTACGAACACCCTAACCGCGTCGTACTACTCCCGAAATCTAAACAGCGGCCAACGAACCTCTCCGAGAGCATAATACCTGAAGATATGATTGCATACGTCTGCGAGTTGCTCAAACAGAAACAGTATATCGACGCTGAACTTGACCGTCTTAAACCGTTGTTGAAAGATGCAATGGAGCAACGCGGCCTTCGGATATGGGATAGCGGTTTGTTCAAGACTACCCTCGGCGCAGACTCAGAGCGCAAGACATTCGATACGAAACGCTTTGAGAAAGAACACCCTGAACTCGCCGCTCAATACTTCATCAAGAAGCCGGTAAAAGGTTCATTTACGGTGAAATTAAAAGACAATTAAGGTAGTTACTAATCCAGGTATCCACAACTAATAATCACTCTATATTTTTCATGGTCACTATCAGCAATAACGACCTCAAGCAACTGCTCCTGTACGTTCAGGCAACCGACGGAAAGGTGCAGGAAGCCAAGAGCAGCCTCCGTATGTGCAACCGTCTCCGTCTCGCCAAAATCACGCTTCAAAAACTGATGAAACGGGCCGACGTGCAGCGGATAATGGGCTGTGGGAAAGGGGTTGTTGTTGCTGATAAGTGATTACGCTATAATCGTTTAAGCACATGATAACGCTACGACCCAATCAGTCCGAGCCTATCGCCAAGGCAATAGCATACTTTCAACAGACCAAGCCCCGTCCGTCGCTGATAGTTCTCCCGACGGCATGGGGCAAGTCCATTCTGACGGCATTTGTCGCCAAGGAGTGCCACGACAAACTGCTCGTGGTGCAGCCCTCCAAGGAACTCCTCGAACAGAACTACGCCAAGTACATTACCCTCTGCGGAGGAATGTCAATGAACGCGGCAATTTTTAGTGCCTCCGTTGGTCGAAAGGAGATAGGGATGATAACTTATGCAACTATCGGCTCTATCAAATCCCTCGGCAAAAAATTCAAGGAATTAGGCTTCACTAAAATGCTCATTGACGAGGCGCACCTGTACCCCCGTGAGGCTGACAGTATGCTCGGCACATTCCTCCGAGACAGCGGCATTACTCACGTCCTCGGTATCACGGCTACCCCCGTCAAACTGCAACAGAACTACGACCAGGACGGACGTACATACAGCAAACTGGTAATGCTCACGTCCCGAAGCAAGAAAGGCAATTTTTTCAAGGATATAATTCACGTCGGACAAGTCTCCGAAATGGTGCGCCTCGGCTTTTGGTCTCCCCTGAAATACTCCGTGGGGACGTTTGACGGCTCAAAGTTGAAATACAACACGAGCCGTTCCGAATTCACGGAGGAGAGTGTGCAGGCAGCGTTCAACGCCAACGGGGGAACGGCCTCCATTATAGCAGCCCTCGACAGCAATTCCGACCGCAAGCACATACTGGTATTCGTCCCCTCCGTGCAAGACGCAGAGAACCTCTCCCGTATCTATCCTCACTCTGCCGTGATACACGGGACGATGAACAAGAAAGAACGAGCCAACATCATAGCCCGTTTTAGAGCAGGCGAAATCAGAGTTATTTTCAACGTCCGAGTGCTTTCTACGGGCTTTGACTACACGGGTATTGACTGCATCATTCTCGGTATCTCGACCGCCTCTATTGCCCTCTATTACCAAATCATCGGACGCGCAACCCGTATTGACCCGAACAAGAGGGACGCTCTGATTATCGACCAAGGGGGCAACGTCGAGCGTTTCGGCAGGGTCGAGGACATTTCATTTGAGCAGGGCAAGATATGGCGTATGTTCGGGACTGGGGGCAGGTTGCTCTCGGGCATACCTATTACTGACATCGGGAAAATCACCCGAGAGGACACGCAACGGGTCGATAACGGACAACTGCCCCCTATCGAGGTTATGCCGTTCGGGAAATATCAAGGACAGCGTCTCACGGACATTCCTGCATCGTACAAGCGGTGGATGCTCCAAACATTCAAATGGGAAGCCCGTAACGAACGCCTGCGCCAAAGTTTAGTAGCAACAATGTAATGGAACAAGTTATGTTAGTCAAAGATAGATTGCGCTATTTCAGCCACGACGTTGATATGCGCAACGACCTAAAAATACGGGGCTTGCGCCGAAATTTCGGCAACGACGGGTACGCCGTATGGTGTTACCTCCTCGAAGTCCTCACGGACACGGAAGACCTCTGTATTGATATAGACAACATGGCAGGGCTGCTCTCCGCAGACTTCGACATCGACCGTGAACGCCTCATGGGTATCGTGGGCTATTGCCTGCAAGTCGGTCTGTTTGTCAAGGACGGCTCTATGCTGTACTCCAAGCGTCATCGGGAACGCATTATGGGCGTATTGGATTACGCCCGTGAGAAATCAGAGCGAGGTCGCAAGGCGGTTATGGCTCGTTGGAATAGGAACTCGTCAAGTAATACCACCGAAATACCAAGCGATACGGACGTTATACAGCCGAATACTAATAAGACAAGAGAAGAAGAGAGTAGAGAAGATAAGACAAGAAAAGAAAAGACGAGAGTAGAGTATCCGTGCGCCGAGATTGTCAAGGTGTGGAACGAGGTCTGCGTCTCCCTCCCCAAGGTGCTTCGCCTCTCAGACGCAAGGCGTGATAAGGTAAAAGCCCGTCTCAGAGAATGGGGAGGCGACAACCCCGAAGAAATGATAGCCAAGGCGCGTGAGTTCTTCAATCGCATTGAGGCATCAGACTTCCTGACAGGGCGAAGCGGCAAATGGAAAGCGTCATTTGACTGGCTATTCGACAGCCGTAACAACTGGATAAAGGTTGCGGAGGGGAACTACGATAACAAGCGAGGCGGAGGCTCTCGGCTCTCAGGTTCAATCAGGCTTGGGGTCGGTGAGCGTATTGACGAGAACGGCAACCGTACCTACGGCAGCGGCAGGGTAATTATTCCGCAGGACGCTCCCCCTCGACCCTCCGAGCGTCACTCATGGAACGCCTCTAACAACCAATGGATACTGCAATGAAACGATACGAAGACTTCGGGATAGACATTCCCTTCGGGAAGCGCACGGGCAAAATCAAGTGCTTCTGTCCTCAGTGTCACGAGACCCGTAGGAACAAGCGAGACAAGAGCCTCTCGGTTGACCTCGACAAGGGCGTATGGAACTGCCATTACTGCGGTTGGAACGGGACAATCAACGGCTACGACGAGGAAGAGAAGCGGCAATGGATGCAACGTCAGCCGTGGTACAACCCCCGTCCACTCAAACGGCAGAAGCCCGAATACAAGAAGCCCAAGCCGACAGGCACAACCGCCCTATCGGAAAAATTGCTGAAATACTTTGCAGGGCGCGGTATCTCAGCCGACACCCTCGAAGCGTTCCGCATTACCGAGGGCATGGAGTGGATGCCGCAGACCCAAGTGCAGATGAACACTGTGCAGTTCAATTACTATCGGGAAGGGAAACTGGTCAACACCAAGTTCCGCACGGGAAATAAGTATTTCAAGTTGTGCAGCGGTGCAGAACTCCTCCCGTATCATATCGACGGTATCAAGGGACAGCCCGAATGTATCATCACGGAGGGCGAGATAGACGCTCTGTCCTTTGCCGAGGCTGGCCGTTCCGACGTGGTAAGCGTCCCCAACGGGGCTAATGCCAACCTCTCGTATCTTGACGACTACATCGAGGAGTATTTCGACGACAAGGAGACAATCTACATCGCCTCCGACTCCGACACCAAGGGCGTGGGACTGCGCGACGAACTCCTGCGCCGTTTCGGGGCTGAACGCTGCCGTGTAGTCGAGTATGGAGACGGCTGCAAGGACGCCAACGAGCACCTCGTCAAGTACGGCAAGGAAAGCCTGCTACAATGCCTGACGAACGCCCCCGAAATCAAACTGGAGGGCGTGTTCACGGTCTCCGACTTCGAGCAATCTCTGGACGCTCTATTTGAGAACGGTATGCAACGGGGCGTGACTATCGGACACGAGTGTTTCGACCGCCTGTGCTCATTCGAGACCAAACGCCTGTGCATCGTAACTGGCATACCAGGCAGCGGCAAGTCAGAGTTCATCGACGAGATTGCCGAACGTCTCAATATCCGCTACGGCTGGCGTTTCGCGTATTTCTCCCCTGAAAATGCCCCTCTCGCATATCACGCCTCGAAACTGATTGAGAAATTCACGGGCAAGCACTTCGGCAGGGCAACGCTGTCCTACGGGGAATATAAGCAGGTCAAGGAACACTTGGAGCAGGATTTTTATTTCATCAGCCCCAAGGAGGACTTCAAGATTGAGACGATACTGGAGCGTGCGCAGTTCCTCGTGCGCCGTCGAGGTATCAAGGCATTGGTAATCGACCCATACAACCGCCTTGAAAGCAATATGCAAGGGCGCAGCGAGACCCTCTACATCAGCGAGGTGCTCGATAAGCTCACGAATTTTGCGCAGCGCAACGACATCTTGGTAATACTTATGGCTCACCCGACGAAACAGCCGAGAAATCAAGACGGAGCAATCCAAGCCCCGACTCTCTACGACATCAGCGGCTCTGCAAACTTTTTCAACAAGGCCGACTTCGGGTTGGTCGTACATCGCAACCGACAGGAGAACACCGTCGAGGTGCATGTGCAGAAAGTCAAGTTTCGACACCTCGGAGAATGTGGAACTGCTCTATTCAGATATAACCTCAACAACGGACGCTATGTGCCGTACACCAACGGAGTAGAGCCTGTTTGGGACAACGAAAATCATCTCATTCAGCAGGAGCGAGAGCGGTTGGAAACCGCAGGACGGGCATCGCTCTTTGATGCGAAACAAGACACGTTCGGAGATATGCCGTTCACCCCCTACGAGGACGGCGAAGCACCGTTTTGACAATCCTAAATTCATCATCGAATGAAATCTATCATATTCAGACAGCACACCGTCCAAAACAAGGTACACCGCCTCGCCCTGTACCTTGTTCGGGGTGTGCGTCTATGCCCAGGAATACCCCGTGTACGAACCCGCACAGAGGAAACCCGTCGGATTTATTCTGTTTCCCTCTGCCGCTCCTGACGAAGTGGAGGACGAGGACGACTACGAAGATGACAAACTCAAACAACCATAACGCAATGAAAATATACATTCTGAACGGACGCAGTTTCGACACGTCCGAACTCTGCCCTGAACCCGAAATCAACACCTTTGAGGATTTAAAAGAGGCAGGAAAGATGGCAAATATGTTCGCATCTACAACCGTATGGAAGAATCCCGAAGATGAGCGAGAAGTTGACTTTACCACCGAATGCGGCGACTCTCCCGCCGAGCGCAAAGCCCTCGCCACGCTGAAAATCGCACAACTGATTGACGTGGCGTATGGAGGCATAGTAACAGCTGACGAACATCAATACGACGAGGCATGGGTCTACGCTATAACCTACGACCACAATTCAAAGCACTATCCGTTTGAGATTATCCTGGCAGAGAAATCACACGACCTGCTGTCTTTTCACTTTGCCGACTACGACAATGCCGAACGCTTCCTATGCTACAACGAAGACCTCGTAAGAGATTTCTACATGATGCCGAGAAAGGAGGACGAAAAATGATAACAGAGAAACAGCAGGCGCTCATTGATGATGTAATGGACGGCTTTGACTTTCGCAAGGTCGCATCCTACATGAAGCGCACGAAATGGGAATGGGTGGATGCTGATGGCCGCAGGTACATCCCCGAAGAGACTGAATTGAGAACAAAAGCACGAAAACTCATGCGCACAGCAATAGAAAAAAGACGTAGCACAGGCACGGGCGGATTCATTGTATTCGTGGACGAAGGTTATCTAAATCTTTTGTTCTGCATCACGGAATACTTGGCAGAGAACGAGGATAGCGAGATACGGTATGGTTTAGCTGACAGAAAGGAGGATGAAAAATGAAAAGAACAATTAAATTCAGAGGCAAGAGCATCGACAACGGCGAATGGGTATATGGAGACCTGAATCAAATTTTTGTACCTGAAGGTAGCACAGAGGATTGCCCGTCTATCTCTGACAAGTTTGACGGGACTTTTTTCGTGCATCCCAACAGCGTAGGACAATTCACTGGAATTGTCGATAAAGATAACGAGCAAATCTATGAGGGCGACATTGTGCGCTCAGAGGTTGCCGCCTGCAATTTTGCTGACGGCGCAAGCGGCACAGTGATATTTCAATATGTGGTTGCATTTGATGAAGATAGAGCTGGTTTCTCTCCGTTTGTGGAAGGGAACTATTACGAGTGGGAAGTTGTCGGGAATATTCACGACCGAGTTCTTACTTACAAAGGCAAACATTATAAGCCCATATCAGTCCCATACAACGAGGCGACTGGTAATTGCTCTAAATGCGCATTAAAAAATAGTAATTGTCATTTGGGCTTCAATGCCAACGTGTGCGAAGTGTTTGACTACTTACAGGGCAATGACAATGAAGTGTTCGTATTGCAAGAAATCCCAGAACCCCAAAACACCAAATAACATGAAAGGGATATTAGGTAGAATCATCAGCTGGCGCCCCTTTGTAGCTAAGAGCATCTACAAGGAAGACGATTTTGAATATCGCTTTACTTGTCCTCGATGCAAAGGCCACAATGCTGAAAAAGCTCCGCATAGTTCGGGCAACTGGTTTCTTGAAGGCCATTACAAATGCGCTGATTGCGGTCTATCAGAATACGAACAAAATGCTATAGGAGGCAAAATAGAGTTATCGCCCATAACATATTACTCGGATTGTTTTTACCGAGTTAAACAACCAAATTTATTTGAATCATGACACAAACCGAATACGAAACAAGAAAGCAGAGTGCTGGGAAGAGTTCAAGAAACTCGACCGCAAAAGCCCATACTCTTTGCGAGAGGCAAACGCCTTTGCCTTTGATACAGGCTCGCTCTACAACAAACCGTCCGTTCGATGGGCAATTGTTCAAGGACGGGGACGTGCAGTGGAGCGAGAAAGCCAAGGACACCCTCGTTACATTGACTTTCACCAGTTTAACCCTTACACAGCAGGAGATATGAACAATAACCCCAACCCACAAAGCAGCGAGAGCCAGTGCAAGAAAATACTCACATGGCTGCAGCAGGGCAACACCCTGACCTCAATCGAGGCTCTCAACCAGTTCGGCTGTTTCCGTCTCGCCTCCCGAATAAACGACCTCCGACAGCGAGGTATAGACGTATGCAAGCGCATGATAAAGAACCCCGACAACGGGAAACGGTATGCGGAATATTACATCAATTCGGGACTATGAAAGAGACAGTAAGCAAAGCAGCGCACCAAGCCGACGGCAAACGTCGGAGTTGTGATAAATGCCCTCTGCGTCCCTGCAGCAATATCCAGTTCAAGGTCTGCACGGAGCAGTTCGTCGAGGGCTTCCGCAAGGGAGCGGCGTGGCAGAGGAAACAAGGCAAGAACAATTCTAATCAGTAAGAATATGACTGTACTACTTATCATCATCGCCCTGCTCTGCGTGGTGCTCGCGTATTGCATCGGGCGCGTGGTCGGGATTGCCAAGGGCTTCTCGAACGCTTTTACAATGTTAGACAACTACGAAACCAAGAAAGGAGGAGTCTATGCGAAAGCAAGTGATTGAGATTTTCTCCGAGTGGATTGCTCACTATGTGTGCAACCCGTCCGAGGAGGCTGACAAGGACGCTCTCTGCCGCCAATGGGTGCAGACCAACTACCCCGAAGCAACGGAGGAAATCATACAGGCGGTTGTCGATAGTTTCGACCAAAATCCCGACGCAATATGCGCGTGGGAACTCACCCCGAAACGGGTGCTGAACATCATCGTGAAACAAGAACATAAACCCATAAATAACAACGAAAATGAGTAATTCAGGAATTAAAGTGAACCTGCTGAAACTGCAGGGAGCGTTCGTAACGAACCTCAAAGGCAAGAACGAGACCAAACGTTGTCTCGTCATCCCCGTGGACGACGCACGGCTCTACGTCGGTCAGAAAGGTTGCTATCTCAACATGACGGCTATCGAAATGCAGAACTCCCAGTATGGGGACACCCACTGCATCAAGCAGAACCTCGACCGCGAGGTCTACGAAGCCATGACAGAGGAGCAGCGCAACACCATGCCGATTATCGGCTCAATGCGTCCTCTGGAGAAACCGCAGAGCGCACTCGACACCGCCTACATCGTCGAGAGCGACGAAGACCTGCCGTTCTGATACACAACGCGCACTCCCGAAGCATTGGGAGGTGGGGAAATTTCCTGCCTCCCAACTGCTATTCACAAGGAGCAACAGAAACCACTCAAATTTTGACGAAATCGGTTATGACTGATAAATTACCCAACAAGCCTAAGAATGTTGCGAGAGCGCAAAAATCGAAAAAAATAACGAAGCCAAAAGCCCCTGCGACTGATGCGTTCACGCTCCTGTGCAAGAGCGAACTGGGCGTGGAGTGTGTCAAGGAGTTCAAGTTTCACCCCGTCCGCAAATGGCGTTTCGACTATGCCATACCCTCGGCTCTCGTCGCCCTCGAAGTGGAGGGAGGAGTGTGGACGGGAGGCAGGCACATTAACCCCAAAGGCTTCCTCAACGACATGGAGAAATACAACACCGCTACCCTAATGGGCTGGTCGGTGTACCGTACCACTCCCGACGACCTCTACACGGGCAAAACCATAAAACTCCTAAAAACGGCGATTTTTGGCTCAAATCAGCCCGAAATCGACCCAAAAGGCCCAAAAACCGCCCAAAAGTGATTATATTATAATCGTTTTTTAGTAACTTTGCACATTGATAATTACAACCCGATATGATTAAATTTTCCGAATACGTCTCCCTCGGACACCCCGACAAGATTGCTGACTATATCAGCAGTTATCTACTCGACCGCTACATCGAGCGAGACCCTGCCACACGCTATGCCGTGGAGGTGCAGATTAAGAGTTGGCGAGTGACCCTCGGCGGTGAGGTGTCCTCCAAGTGCAGTTTCACCCCCGACGAGATAGCAGCTCACGTCAGAGCTGCCGTCAACGAAATCGGCTACACCCGTGAATACCTCGGAGTGTGGGGCGCGGAGAACACCATCTGCGGCGACCTCCTCATGGTGGAGAGCCTCATAACACAGCAGTCCCCCGACATCGCACGGGGTCTGAACGGCTGGGGGGACCAAGGCATATTCTTTGGTCACGCTGCCTACCTGCCCCAAACTGGCTTTATGCCTATGGACTACACCCTCGCCCGTCGGCTCAACAAGGCTCTCTTCGAGAGTGGCATTGGCGGTCTCGACATTAAGACGCAGGTGGTACTCCGAGACGACGCGGTGGAGAAAGTGATTGTGGCGATACCCCTGCTTGACGACCACAAGGTACGGCACGTCCGTCGTTTCGTGAATAAGCGCATACACGGCAATTACGACCTTATCATCAACGGCACGGGCGTGTACCGTCAGCACAGCACCATTGCGGACTGCGGGACGACAGGGCGTAAACTGGCAGTGGATTTTTACGGGGGCAACTGCCGCATCGGGGGAGGCTCCCCGTGGACGAAAGACGGCTCAAAGGCTGACTTGTCGCTCAACCTCTGCGCCCGTAAACTCGCCCGTTGCTATGCGATAGAGAACAAGTGCGACGTAGATGTCAGCCTCGCCTGCTGCATTGGCAAGACTGCCGTAGACATGTGTGTGCAGGACAAGGCTGGCAACTGCATCGCCGAGGGCTTACTTGACATCAACCCACAGGAACTGATTACGGCATACGAACTCGACAAGCCCAAATTCGCCTCAATGTGCCGTTGGGGTCTGTTCGGAGAGTTCCAAGCCGACAGGAAATGGGAGAAATAACATAACAATCAACAAACCAATAAAATAACCGACCATGCAGACAAAACTGGTAGACCTATCCTCGGTGCGAGTGAACAAGAAGAATCCTCGCACTATCTCCAAGGAGAAATTCGCAAAACTCGTCAATTCCCTGCTCTCGCTCCCGAAGATGCTTGAGATACGTCCCGTCGCCGTGGACGCAAAGGGCGTGGCCCTCGGCGGCAATATGCGCTACCGTGCGCTCTCCGAGATTGCCAAGATGTCGGAGGCTGACCTACGCAAGCGTCTCGACACCATCCGCGACGTGAAGAAAAAGACCGACGCGGAACGCGCTGCCCTGCTCGACTACTGGCTGAAATGGATTGCCAAACCCGTAGTGACCGTGGTAGACGTTTCGACCCTGACCGCTGCCGAACAAAAGGAGTTCATCATCAAGGACAACGGCGACTTCGGCCAGTGGGACTACGATGCCCTCGCCAACGAATGGAATGCCGACGACCTCAACGACTGGGGCGTGGACGTATGGCAGAACAAGGAGGTGGACGACGTGTTCAACGACAAGCCCTCAGCCCCGACTGGCGGAGGCGCACCCCTCTCTCCCGAAGCAGCCGAAATACTCGCCAACGAGCAGGACAACGACAACCCCGTAGACTTCGGGGGCAACCTCCCTGCCGAGTTGCAGGGCGTTGACCTCAATCCTGAGAACCTCCCCAAGATACAGGGAACGGACGAGACCCCGTTTGAGCGCATCATCATCGTGTACCCGAAAGACCGCAAGGGCGAGATATGCTCCCTGCTTGGTCTCCCCGACATCAACAAGGTTGTCTACCACCTCGACGAGATACTGGGCGAGGCTCACCCGACCGCAACCGAGGACGAGGAATGAACTACAAGGAGTACATCGACTATCACAGACGCGGAGACGCTGGCGTAGAGGAGCGAATGATTGCTTCTCTCGCCAAGCGTCTGCGGCTGTCTGACTGGGATAGTTTTCGGCTGATATATTTCTACACCATGACGTACCACATACCGAGTGCGCTGCGTATGTTGCTGAGATATAACGATACGAAGCAGTCCGACCTGCAATTCCGTACCGACCGACGTTATGTGCGCTGTAACGGGGCTTATGACCGACTGCTCCGAGAACTCAACCCCGAAATGCTCTCGGCTCTCCAAGGCTGCACAACTACACAGGAGGCATACGACACCGTACGCAAGTGGTATTTCTTTGGCCGCTACGCTGCGTTCCTATTCCTCGAAGTGTATATGAACTGCTTCCGTCCCGACTGGGTGGACGATGTGCGCTTCGGATGGGAGGCTGACGAGAACTATACTATTGGCGCAGTTCATATCGTCGGGACGTCCGACCGAACAGCCCTCGACAAGTTCCTCGAATGGGCGAAACACGACACCGCAGACAACGCTTTTGCAATAGAAACCTCCCTCTGCGCGGTCGCAAAATTCATCAAAGGGACTCGCTGGGACGGCTTTTACACCGAAAGGATGATGAAAGAAGCCGACAACAGCCCCGAATATGGCAAACTTATCTACGAATGTCTATGAAAATTGTCGTCTTTATCACTGGCACGAATGCGGTTGGCAAGACTACCCTCGCTTGGTCTCTAATTGACAGATTTGGAGGCATTTACGAGGAACGAGACTGCGTGACGTACTGCAAGGATAAGCGGTACGGGCTTGCGGGACTGTACAAGGATAAGCGGTACGGGGGCGTCGATAGGATAACCAATGACAAGGGGAGCAGTTGCACCTCACGGCTTGCCGAGGTGGTCTCGGAGGGTCTGAAAACAGCCGACGTGATGTTCTGCGAGGGCAGTTTTATGAACACTTTCGGACTGAACCTGACCAACGCCCTATTCCTCGGAGACGCAGCCCTCGTGGTCTCCCTATACGCTCCTCCTGCGGTTATTTATCAACGCCTAAAGAATCGCTCAAACGGAATGAACGGCACGGGTAAGCGCAACTGGCCTTCGATATTCCGTAGGCAAACTCAGGCTCTCGTAGCGGCTCAGAAGTACGAACAGATAGGCTGTAAGGTATTGCAGTTCGACACGTCGGTGTTCTCTACGGAACAGATACGGGACGAGATTATAAACGCATTACGTTGGCTTGGCAATAACATAGATATAGATTGAAAAATGAACAATTGGAGAGCATTCAACCGAAATAGCGAAGATGACATACGGCTGCTCGAAAGCATATGCCGCAATAGCGGAAGCCCCTCTGTAAAAAGAGAGGCTGCGTACATCAGAAAAGCAATTTTCCTTACACGAGATAAGCCGCAAAACCTTTGGTGCTACATCTACAATAATTGCGCTTTTTATATGTGCACAAGGTGTAAAAATCACGTCAGAGGAATACTAACTGTTGTTCATAAAGACTTTCACAGACAAGGACTTGGCAGATTGATTAACAACCACCGCCTCCTCATGATGAAATATGCAGGCATAGACACGTTTAGATTCCGCACAAACCAAAATGAAGATGCGATTAAGTTTTGGATTGCGCAGGGCGCAAGGATTGTAGATGTTAAAGGCAAAGACTACGAAATGGAATTAAAAATCAAAATATAATGGCAACAAATTACTATCAATCACCAAGGTGGAGCAACGAGATAGCCGATTGCTCTATGCCTATGACATTTGACACATACTCCAACTGTGCTTTCGGCTGTCTATACTGCTTCTCCCAGTTCCAACGAGGTATCGGAGGAGCAAAGGACGCATATTTGCAAAAGGTCTGCAACAGCGTCAATCCCGAGCGCATTAAGCGAAAGTTTACCGACCCAGACCAGTATGCAGGGCAGTTTGCCCCGTACATCAAGGCTCGTAAGGTTATGCAGTGGGGCGGTCTCTCCGACCAGTTCGACGGCTTCGAGCGTCAGAGGGGAGTGACCCTCGAACTCCTCCGTTTCTTCAAGGAAATCAACTACCCCCTGTGCTTCTCAACCAAGGCGACGTGGTGGACTGAGGACGAGCGTTACATGGAACTTGTACGGGGTCAGAAAAACTGGAACTTCAAGTTTTCAATCATCACCCTCGACGAGCAGAAAGCCCGTATCATCGAGCGAGGCGTACCCTCCCCGTTGGAGCGTCTCGACGCTATTCAGCGCATTGCCGAGGCAGGGGCAGGAGGTGCGACACTCCGCCTGCGCCCGTTCATCATCGGCATATCGACCCCGACCTACCTCGACCTGATACGGGAGGCTGCAACACGAGGGGCAACCGCCATGAGTACCGAGTTCATGTGCGTGGAGCAGCGCAGTCCGACCCTCCGAGCGTGGATGCCGACATTCAACGAACTCTGCGGCTTCGACTTCATGGAGTTCTACCGCAAGTACAGCGTGAGCAGCGGATACCTCCGCCTCAATCGCCACGTCAAAGAGCCGTTCATGCGTAACATGAAAGCCCTGTGCGACGAACTGGGTATGCGCTTCTACGTATCGGACGCTCATTTCAAGGAACTATGCTGCAACGGGTCGTGCTGCGGTCTCCCTGCCGACTGGAACTACTCACGCGGTCAGTTCTGCGAGGCTCTGCAACTGGCAAAGAAATCCCCTGACGGGCTTGTCCGTTGGGACGACATCAAGGGCGACATCGAACAACTCGTGGGCGGCTTCCAGTGGCATCGGGCTTCGGGCTACAACTGCAACAGCAGTACTAAGCGAGCCAAGTTCATGGGCATGACGATGGCAGACTACATGCGCTGGCTCTGGAACAATCCGCAAGCAGGACAGTCCCCCTACAAGTTGTTCGAGGGCGCACTTGTCCCCACGGGCAAGGACGACGAGGGCAACATCATCTACAAGTACAACGGAGCAAAATTCTGATTATGGCTTACAGCAGGAAACGACTATACGAGCAGGCGTTACAGGTGATTGAGGAGCGCAATCTGTTCTTCATCGAGGACTTGGTAGCGTTCCTGCCGTGCGACCGTGCCACATTCTACCGTAAGTTCCCACAGGGCTGCGACGAATGCGACAACATTAAGAGGGCGTTGGAGACCAACAAGGTCAGAACCAAGTCCGCCATACGCCATCGTCTATTCAACATGGACAACCCGACGGCACAGATAGCCCTCTACCGTATGATAGCAACTCCCGAGGAGCGCGATGCAATCAGCACGTCCAAGACCGACATAACGAGCGGAGGCGAGAAAATTACCCGTGAACCACTCACTATCGAGATAATCGACAACCGAAATCAGATAGAGCAACAGCAGGAAACTGCCGAATAATGAAACTACAGACGACGCGGGTATTTTCCGAGATAACCAAAGCTCAGAAGAATGGCTACACTACCGTTAGTGAACAGGGGAGCAGCCGTTCGGCGAAGACATACAACACCGTCATTTGGATTGTGTGTCAATGCCTCGCTGTACCTAAAACCACCGTGTCAATATGCCGTGCAACCCTCCCCTCCTTGAAAGGCTCTGTGCTGCGCGACTTCATCGAGGTATTGCAGCGCATCGGCGAGTACAGCGATAAGTGCTTTAACAAGTCTGACCTGATTTACACGTTCCCGAACGGCTCGTGGGTAGAGTTTTTCTCCTGCGACAACGAGACAAAATTACGTGGTCGAAAGCGCAAAATACTGTTCGTGAACGAGGCCAACGAGTTGAAGTACCTCGAATGGCAGCAACTACAACTCCGCACGACGCAGTTCTCAATCATCGACTACAACCCCTCTTTCTCCGACGAGCACTGGATATGCGAGGTGAACAAAGACCCCCGTACCTATCATTTCATCAGCACCTACAAGGACAACCCGTTCTTGGAGCAAAAGGTGATTGACGAAATTGAGAGTCTGAAACGCAAGAATTTTTCCCTGTGGCAGATATATGGCTTGGGACTACAAGCTCAAGTCGAGGGCCTCGTGTTCCGCAACGTGGACGTGGTGGAGCGCATTCCCGAAACTGGCTACAGGCGCAGACGTTTCCTCGGTGTGGACTTCGGTTACACCAATGACCCGACCGCCATTGTTGACGTGGTTATCGAGGAGGAGACCAAGACCCTCTACATTGACGAACTCTGCTACCGAACCTCCATGCTGACGAGCGATATAGTGGCAGAACTGAAACCTCAGGGGGCTGTCAAGGTCATCAGCGAGAGTGCCGACCCCCGATTGGTGCAGGAGATATACAGAGCAGGCATAAATATCCACCCCGTCGTGAAATATCAAGGCTCTGTCGAGGCTGGCCTGACGAAGATGCAGGAATACAAAATTGTCATTACCAAGCACAGCACCAACGTGATTAAGGAGTTCCGAAATTACACCTATTCGCAGGACAAGGAGGGCAAGTGGCTCAATACGCCTATCGACGTGTGGAACCACGCAATTGACGCAATCCGCTATGTGGTAATGAGCGAGATACTCGGAGGTCAGCGCAAGCCTATCGACCGTGGGCGTATCGCAAAACAAATCAATCGTTAAATATCATACCCATGACAATCCAAGAAATTCTACAAATGGGAACTCCGCAGGAGATTATTGCGGCTCTCAAAGCGAAATCAATCATCATCCCGAAATGGGGAGGCGTTAACGGGCTTCGGGACGAATACGACCCCAAGCGACACCCCGTAATGAACAAGGGCAAATACCCCGACATCACAAACGACGATGGCTCGGTAACGTATGTAACCCGTGTCACCTACGACCTGCAACGGCTCGCCGTGAAGCGTATGACGGAACTCGTTACAGGCATCCCCGTCAAGCGCATCTACAAGCCTGAAAACGACCGTCAGAAGGAGGTGGCAAAAGTGTTGGAGAAAATCTACGAGCGCAACCGCATTGACAGCGTGAATATAGCACGATGCAATATGCTGTTCGCCTCCTGCGAGGTTATGACGCTTTGGTACGCAGTGGCAGAGCGCAACAACCTTTACGGGACTACAAGCCATATCAAACTGCGCTGCCGCAATTTCTCCCCCATGTTCGGGGATGAAATCTACCCTCTGTTTGATGAGGACGGAGACCTGATTGCGCTCTCTGTCGGATACAGTCGCAAGGTGGGAGGCAAGACCGTCTCCTACTTCGACGCATACACCTCCGACCGACACCTCAAATTCAGCAGCGACGGAGGTTGGAGCATCGTCGAGAACGAGGCAATCACCCTCGGAAAGATACCAGGCATTTACGGCTTCCGTCCTACCCCGATATGGGAGGACACCTCCAAGATAGTCTACGAAATGGAATGGGCAATGAGTCGCAACGGGAATTACCTCCGTGAGAATTCGAAGCCCCTGTTTGTGGTATTCGCTGACGAGGCTATCACATACGGCGACGAAGCAAAGGACGACCCCAACTGCAACAAGGGGAAATCGGTAATGCAATACCCCAAGGGGAGCAATGCCGCATACGTTACATGGCAACAGGCTGTCGAGAACCTCAAATTTTACATCTCCGAACTGCGTCAGTCGTTCTTTACTCAATTGCAACTCCCCGACTGGTCGTATGAGAGCATGAAAGCAACCCCCATGAGCGGTGAGAGTCGCAAGCAGTTATTCATCGACTGTCAACTCAAAGTCAAGGACGAGAGCGGCGCATTGCTTGAATTCTTCGACCGCGAGACCAACGTTGTCAAGGCGTTTGCTAAGGTCATTATGGGAGAGAATTATGCCGCTGACATTGAAGCTCTCCCTGTGGAGAACGTCATCACCCCATTCACTATCAACGATGACAAGGACACGATTCAAAACCTCTCGCTGGCAAACGGCAACAAGCCGATGATAAGTCAGCGCGAGAGCGTCGAGATGCTCGGATGGTCGTCGGACGTCGACAAGACAATGGAAGAGATTGCCAATGAGAGCAAGGTCGATATTTTCGAGCCGACTATCTAACATCGTAAAATCAACGAGGAGGGCGTTTTCGTGCGCTCTCCCGTTGTTTCTCCCCGAAATCAATAAAGTTATCAATGGCAACAAGAAAATCAATCTCGCGTGCGGAAAAACGCAATTCTGCGGTGTCGGACAAAAAGTGTCGGGACTGTGCCCATTCTTACGACTGGCACAACAAGGCTCTCGACGGTCATCTGATACTCTGCCGCTGTCCGTACAAGAGGAAGGGCGGCAAGTTCTGCATATTCCTGTCCGACCCTGCCTGCGACCTATTCAGCCCCCGTAAAGACTCTCCCGATGAACAAGTACGATAAACGACACATTCAGAACCTCGCCAAGTACGAGCGTCAGATACAAGCCTTGTTCGAGGCCGCTACGCAGGACGCAGCCAACCTCGCCCCGTTGATTGGTGTGCTTGGAGACGCCCCATTTGCGTGGGAGGACTACCCGTTGGCACTCGCGCAGATGAACCGTATTATTGAGCAGCTCAACAGCGACGTAACAACCTCGATAGTGAACGGGGTGCGCTCGGAGTGGACGCTGTCGAACAACAAGAACAACGAGTTGTGCAACGTCGTGTTCGGCTCTCACGCAGCGAAACTCCCCGAAGCAGTTGCCCGTAGATACTACTCAACCAATGAGCAGGCGCGTGATGCGTTCCTTGCCCGTAAAGAGGCTGGGCTGGGACTGTCAGACCGGGTGTGGAGATATACAAATCAATTCAAACGCGAAATTGAATTGTCCCTCGACGCAGGCATACGTAGCGGTCGTTCGGCTGATGAAATTTCGAGGGACATTAGGGACTACCTCAAATACCCCGACAAGTTGTTCCGCAGGGTGCGAGACGACCACGGACAACTGCACCTGTCGAAACGTGCGGCGGCGTTCCACCCAGGCCGAGGAGTGTACCGCTCCTCCTACATGAATGCGCGACGGCTCGCTGCGACCGAGACCAACATCGCATATCGGACTGCCGACCACCTCCGTTGGCAGCAATTTGATTTTGTTGTCGGCATTGAAATCCACCTCTCGAACAACCACAACTGCAAGGGCGTTCCAGCAGGTATGTTCTTCGACATCTGCGACGAGTTGAAAGGCAAGTACCCAAAAGACTTCCAGTTCACTGGTTGGCATCCTCACTGCCGTTGCTACGCTACCTCGATACTCAAAACCGAGGAGGAGATGGACGCTGACAATGCCCGTATCATGGCAGGAGAGGAGCCGTCGGAGGGCGGTCAGAACGAGGTCAGAGAATTGCCCAAGAATTTCACCGACTGGGTTGCCAACAACCAAGAGCGTATCGACCGAGCCAAGAGCCTGCCGTATTTCTACCGAGACAATAAGGACTTGATTATACAGCAGACTACTCCAAAGCAAAAGGGGATATTGGAACTGGCAGCAGAGCGTCACGCCTCCCGAACACCCGAGCAAGTAGCAGCAATCCAAGAGACGTGGAATACCCGTCGATTGCAGGGTATCAGTGAGCAGTTCTACGGTCTCAATCTCGACGCAACAGACCCACTTACTGGGCGTTTCCTTAAACTACTTATGCACACCGACTCTCCCTCATTCGCTGATGATTTTTCGGCTTTGAGAACCGACGTGCAAAAGGCTTGGGATGCAGAACGCAAAGCAGTCGAAAAGATACAACGGCAACTCGGAATTAAGAGGGGGAAACATTCGGCTTGGGCGCAGGCTATGCTCAAAGAGGAAAAGAAGAACGCTGCGAGAAAGGATGATTTCACTACAAGCAAGCAGACCCTCACCGTGGCGAAAAAGAGCAAAGAGTGTAATGTTTCTACGACCCGAGGTGGTATCCCGATTGTCAAGCCTACGTCGTGTCGCTCACAGTCGTACAAGCCCGATGATTTCCTCGCTCCGTTGTCGCAATTACCTATCGAATTGCGAGGTACGTTACAGCGCATCGACCTCGTTGACTGGTACAACCCCGACGACGCATACTGGAGAAAACAATATAACAATTTCACCCGTTCGTGGGCTACTGGCGGCAATGGCACGGTTACGTTCTACCGAAACACAAAAGCAGAAGCCGCAGCGAATGACTTGCTATATACGTTGAGCCACGAGTGCGGTCACAATCTCGACCGAAAGCACGGAGGCTCGGGGTGGCTGTCAGAAGGTAAAATATGGCAGGACGCTATGGCGGCAGACAAGAAAAAGTCCTCATTGGAGGCTGTCACCGAATACGGCAAAAACTCTCCTCACGAGGACTTTGCGGACTCTTGTATGCTTTATGTCACCAACCCGTCGAAATTAAAATCGACGTTCCCGAACCGATACAAAATCATTCGGGCGTTACTTCATCGCTATTGACAACTGCGTGAGTTCTGAACAACTCGTCACCGTCGGAGGTGTATTCAACCGCCTCGACGGTGGCTGCTTTTTTCTCAACGCAGGGGCGGCCATCCTTGTCTCTGAAATACAAGATAGAATACTGCCCACCATTCGGGGTAGCACCATCTATTCGTTTGGAAAATTGTTCTTTTGCCATAACATTCTGATTGATTGCACAAAGGTAGTTATTTTTCTCAAATTTTGCGCTCTCGCAACGAAACAGCCTTGCTTGGGTAATTTACCAATCAGGGGAATTCACGTTGACGAGGGCGCAGTTTTTGTTGTTAACGCTTCTGAGGGTTGCGTATCAGCGGCTCTGCCGTGATAGTGCAGAACTTCCCGATGTAGGCGTTGCCGTCGGACAGCCCGTGATACCACAGGGCGGTCGCATTTGTCCCGACGTACCCTTCGGGGAACACGGAGAAAATTGCCGTGATAGAGCCGAAATAGAACTCCTTGCGGTCGTCTCCCTTGTCCTTAAAGGGGGCAAATCCGAACTTGACCTTGTAAATGAACTCTTTTTTTGCCATTGTCTTGTTGGTTTTAAGGGGTTGTTAATGGTCGCCGCAGTCCTTTTGGACGTTGGCTCGGGATAAGTGCCTACCAATTTAAGCGATTTTTAGGCACTTGGTCGGGGTCGAGAGACCCCAAGTATATCTCTTATCTTCTCTCCTTTTGTCTCCTCTTCTCTTCTCTTCTCTTCTCTTCTCTCCTCTTATTTGTATTCGTAAGTAATACCAACGTAATACATACGTATAACACTGCTATACATAACTCACGCCCTCGACCTTTCGGTGTTGGGCGCGGTATCATGGAGAGGTCTGTACGGGTCATTCGTGGTAGAGGGTGTAGACCCGTATATCGTGGCGCAGTATCAGTTTGTGCTTTGTCCCGTTTGGCACTCTCCGTCCTTTGAGCCTCTCGTACCCGATAGACAGGTACACGGCTTCGTGGCGTTTGAGCTGCTCCCAACTTTGGTAGGAGTGCTGCGTGGTAAGTATGCGCTTGCGCGGTGCTTTGGTCTGTTCCATTGTCGTAGATGATTGAGGGAGGCGACAGGCTGCTACACCCGACGCCTCCCGTGTGAGTTTAGTTGGCTTTGACGCGGTTGAGGAGTGCGCCTGAAATCTCGTGGAGTTCACGGGCGCGTTGCGGCTCCAAGTCGCGGGCGTGGGCGGTGATTGCCTGCGTCAGTTTCCACAGGGTTGCTCCTCCCTGCACACCGTCGTTGGGGTCGTTGCGCATCAGCACTTTCTCTACCTCGGCTTTCTCCGATTTGAGCAGCGAGCCGTTGCTGACCAGTTTCTTCAACTCGTGGTCGAAGTCCACGTCAATCTCCGAAGCACCTTGTATCTCGATTGCTTTCTGCATTATCGTGTCCTTGCTGTAAAGCCCTGCTGTGAGGTCGCGGACGGCTGACACCGTGGTCTTGGTGTCAAGGGCGTAGGTCTCCTCCGACAGAGCGAGGTTGTCGGGCAACTTGCTACCGAGGTGCACCTGCTTCATCACGCTCTCACGCACCATGCCGTTAGTGCAAGCACCGTTGAGGAGGAACGTGCGCATATCCACAGCACCGTCGCCGTAGTCGGAGGTCGAGAATCTTGCGCCTGCGAAGATAATCACCTGCCCGTTCTTGACGGTCGGGATAGTGAACGGCTGGGGGAGGATGGTCTCAGCCCATACCTTGGTGTCGCTCATATAGGCATCCGCTATAACTGCGCCTTGTTTAGATGCCTCCTCAACAAACGCTGTGATAATTTCCACAGAGTTGAGGCGTCGGTATGAGTCAGACAGGATTGCTCTTACCTCCGAGCCGACGCTGCGGACGAGAACTCGGCTGCGCTGCGTCCAACCACTGTGCTCGTTGAGAACGTGGGCAGCAAGTTGGCGCTCCCATTCCTGACCCGTGGCGAGGGTGCGGAGGTACTTTGTCGGTATGCCCATGCGCTCGGCAACCTGCGACACAGCGTTGGGGTGGAGCGTAAACGAGCCGTCGGGCATGTTGAGGTTGAGATGGCCGTTGGCCGAGAACGTAACAACGGGGGAGCGCTCCTGAGCTTTGAGATTCACGCCAAGCGGAGCTATGTAGTCTTGGGCGATTTTACCCTCGTTGATGAGTCGCTCCATTGTTGCCTGTACGCCGACAGCTTTGCTGTCAATCATTTGTTGAACTTTGTTGGTTACCACCTCGTTGAGGGCGGCCTGCTGTGCTGTTGTTTCCATTTTGAGTTTATTTGTTGATTATTAGTGTCTTTGGAGTTGTGCCGATTGTGATTTATACAGGTAGGCTGCGAGTGCGCTACGGAGAGTGCGAGGACGTTCCAGAACCATCATTAGCACGTTGTCGGCGGCTTCTGTGTCCTCAATGTCGCCGAGGAGAATGTCGATTGCTTCTACCATACGGGCAGCATATGCTTGCGCCGGAGAGAGTCGTAAACTTGTTGTTCCCATTTTTTTGATTAAGCTTCGTATGTATTTTGCCAGGCACTATTTTTTTCGGACAGCGGTGTGAGAGTAAAGCGGAGGGGATTACACCCACAGGGCGAGAACACATGGTATCCTGCAGCCTCGTCGCGGTATCCGCTTTTGTAGTCTTGGCACCACGCTTCGAAGTTGTGTTCGAGAGCTTCTTGGCTTATCTGAATGCCATTCTCGTGGAAGAATTTGTGAGCGGCGATTATGTCTACTGCTTCTTTGTAGTCGAAGTAAACGGAGGCCTCTTTGATTTCAGTTGAGTTTTCTTTGAAAATGATTTCTGTATCCATATTGCTGTTGTTTTGGGAATTAGTGAAGATAGAATGAAACTTGAATGCCACGACGAAGTTTGCATACGCATTTGTCGTTCGGACAGGAGAAAGCGCGGTCGAGGAACTTATTGAAGAATTCCATGCCGATTATCTTAATCAGGCCGCTAACGCCAACGAGGGTGTTAACTTTCTTGCCGTCGATAACGCCATACACTTTCATCAGGAAAGTTCTGTTCACTTCGGATGTGGAGTAACGTTGTTTCATTTTGGTTGATTTTGCTGTTGTGTAAGTGATTATGTCGTAATCACGCTGCAAAATTACAATGTTATTTTGAAATTACAAAATTTTTTGGCAAAAAAATTTTACTGAACGGTTTATATATTTTTTATGACAGAACCTAATCGACAAGAGGTCAAGAGGTTACGTGCATAAAAAAATTTAAAAAAATTTCCGATATATGATTGTAATATAATCGCTATATGAAATAAATTGATTAACTTTGCCTCGACATACCGAAGCTGGTTAGATTAACCATACAGTTAAAATGAAACAACGAATCCTTGAAGCGCTGAAAGCCAAATTTCTGGGGGTCAGCGACAAAATTTTAGGCAGGATAGCCGACAAACTGGTGAAGACTGTAACAACGCAGGAGCAAGTCGCAACCGCAGTCGAGGGGGTGACTTTCCAGCAGGTTCTTGAATCGTACGGAGACAGCCGAGCAACCGAGGCGTCTCAGACCGCAGTGCGCAACTATGAGGCTACCTATGGTCTGAAGGACGGCAAAGTTGTGAAGCAGGACGATGACGGAACCAAGAAAGAGGGCGACGGGGATGAGAAAGTTCCCGCATGGGCGCAAGCTCTCCTTGCCGACAACAAGGAGATGAAAGCTACTATCAAAGCCATGCAGGGCGAGAAAATCACCGCCAGCCGACGCGACCAACTTTCCAAGATTACCTCCACGCTTCCTCCGACTATTCGGAAAGCCTATGAGCGCACTCCCGTTGACACCCTTACGGATGAGGAGTTCGAGTCTCTCAAAGGCGAAATCACTTCCGAAGCCGCAGAGATAGCAAAGGAGACCACCGCCAAGGGTGTTGTGTTTGGCCGACCTTCCGTACAGGGAGGGACAAAGACACAGCAGACCTCTTCCAACCACGGGGGCAAAGAAGCGACCGAAGATGAAGCAACGGCAGTCGTGGATAAGTTGGGTATCTAATCAACCCAATGTTTAACTCATTCAGAAAAACAATCGAATGGCAACATCAAATCTCGGTCGCAAGACCAAGGAAATTAACGAGAGCCTCGATAGCATCGTCATTGTAAACGCCCTTGGCGATGTGCCCGGTGGTCGCACTCTCGACGTATCAGGCGTTGCGAGCGGCACAACTGTAATTGCTGCCGGCAATGTCGTCATCAAGACTTCGACAGGCGCATATAAACCCCTTGGCATAACCAACGGCACATATGCCACTCTTGACCCTGGAGAGTCTTATGTCGGCATTCTCAAAGCCTCTGTGCTTGTGAACGACCCTCGCGCAGCTATCATGACAATGGGACAGGTGAATGCTGCTGCCGCAAAGACCGCTGTTGGAGCACCTTACACCGATGCTATCAAGACCGGTCTACCCAACATCCAGTTTCTCTAAATTCCAATTCCGCAAGCAATGAATGCAAGTTTATTTCTGGAATACATCGACAAGTATTTCCGCTTGGTAGTCGGCAAGATTACCGAGAAATTCAATGATAAGTCCAAAAATCCGACGTTGCTCCATAAGACTATGCTCACGGAGGAGTATAGCGCTGACCTCACATGGGGTGCAACAGAAATCAATAACTCTGTTGTTGCCGCTGACGTTGTAGCCCTCGATAGCTCACTTCCACTCAAGAGCCGTTCAAAAATTTCCAATGCCTCGGGCAACCTGCCGAAAATTGGCGTGAAAATGCGCAAGGGCGAGAAACTCATTACCGACATCAACGTAATGGTAGCACGCGGCGCAGAAGAGTCTGCTGTGGCAGCTAAAATCTTCGATGATACAACAAAAGTCATCAAGTCTGTAGACATACGCAAAGAAATTATGTTCCTTGAAGGTCTCTCGACTGGCACATGCCTCGTGGAAGACGACGAGAACATTGGCACTGGCATCCGTGTCGAGTTCGGCTACAAGGACGAGAATATGTTCAAGTGCCTCGGCGGCCAGTGGGGGTCTTCTGGTGAAACCCCTCAGGACGACGTGCAGCAGTTATTCGATAAGGCACATGAGGATAGCAACTCTATCTCTCATCTGTACCTTTCCAAGAAGTATTTCGACCGCTTCCGTCATAGCATGCAGGGCAAACTTCTCGCTGCTACATTCAACAACGCTGTCATTACTGACCGCTCCTTGCTCCCCGTTCCGAGTCGCTCTACATTCCTTGACGCTCTTGCTGATGAATATGGCGCAACACCCCATATAGTCGACAGCGTATTCAAGGTAGAAAAGGCAGACGGCTCGAAAGTCAACGTTAAGCCATGGGCAGAAGCCAATGTCGTGGGCGTTCCCTCCGACGTTGTAGGTCGTCTCGTATATGGCACATTGGCCGAGGAGACAAACCCAGTAAACAATGTGAACTATCAGAAATCGGGCACTCATATCCTCGTCAGCAAGTACAGCAAGACCGACCCCCTCGAAGAGTTTACCGCTGCACAGGCAATATGCCTCCCCGTCATCGACGGTGCGGACAGCATTTATGTCCTCCACGCCGACGAACAGTGGTTGGCTATAGACAACGCCTCACTTTCGTTCCCTAAATCAACGTCCACCCGAGAAATCGCAGTAACAACCGATGGCAGCTTCACTGCGAAGTCCTCGGCAAGTTGGCTCACCGTCACCGTTGGAACAGGCAAGGTAACAGCAGCTGTTACAGCGAACACCGGGGAAACCCGTAACGCAACAATTACTATAGAGGACGGCAAGGGTCATTCAGTAATTGTCAATGTAACTCAAGCTGAAGGCGCTACAGCATAACTCTTATATGGTTACTCTGCTTTCTTCCCTTCAATCCATAAATGCGTATCCTGTGCCGCAGTCGTTTTTTGAAACGGCTGCGGCCTCCCGGGGTATCGACCTTGAAGCCGAAATTTCGCAGGAAGCTCTCAACTCAAAAGAGTATAGGTTGACAACAGCCGATGTGCTGATGTATCTCTCGGTTGCTCCCAACGTATCGCAGGGAGGTCAGTCATACTCGTTCGACGAGAAGCAACGGCAAAATTTCCGCAACAAGGCTTACAACATTTACGACGAATTGTCCGAGGAGGGCGGAAACACGCTGAAACCCACCTATGGGTATAAAGGCAGCAGGCTATGATTATACAGAATGGCAAAATCGAGTTCAAGCACAAGGTCGGAGGCGGTTTAGACGCTGACGGCTACCCCGTCAAGGCGACGGAGCAATGGAGTGAGCCAGTGCCGTGCCAGTACTTGCCGACACGCTACAATCTGCAAGGACGGTCGGGAGGAAACGCGACGGTCGAGACAAGTTTTGAGATTTTGGTCGCAATGCCCCTCCCCGTTGATGCAACGGAGCAGTTACGGCTCACGGATATGGCAGGCGTGAGGGTCGGCGAATACTCTGTTATCTCCTCGCAGGAACTCCGTGCCGTTCAGGAAATCAAAATAACCGTGTAACACCCTGCCGCTATGCCAATGAGAGTAACAACGCCGAAGTCGAAGATTGCCGAATTTTTCGAGAAACGTATTCAGGCAACTGAACAGCTGTTAGTGCGGAATATGTGCTACGTCGGCGAGCGTTGCGTGAACACGGCTCGTTCCCACACCTACCGAGACCAGACTGGCAACCTGTCGAGTTCTATCGGCTATGCCGTCAGTATTGACGGGCATGTCGTTCAGTGCTCCTCGTTCCAAGTGGTTCTCAACGGTTCTGAGGGCGCGAAAGACGGCTTGGAATATGTTCGGGACGTCATTTCAAAATATCCGCAGGGTATTGTCCTCGTGATTGTGGCAGGAAAGAACTACGCCGTGTATGTGAGCGACAAGGGGTACGATGTGCTTGACAGCGCAGAGACCCTTGCTGAAACACTCGTACCGCGAATGATGAAACAACTTGGATTTAACGTATGACTAAAACATCAAAACAGGTTCAGAGCGACATCATTGCCCTGCTGAAAGGCAGCGTACTTGACACCTCTACGTCGGGCGACATCTACCGTGGAATGCCCGATAGCAGTTACCGTCCGAGAGACAGCCGCAAGGAGGATATTGTCGTGATATTCACGACGGGTATTCCCTCGGAAGTCGAGACGGGTGTAGTGACTATCCAAATCTACGTTCCTGACATCACGCCCTATGAGGACGGGGTGTTCGTCGAGGACGGGAGACGGACTGAGGAGGTCGAAGCACTGGCTGACAAATGGGTGAACTCGTTGACCTGCGACCATTCCAACTACAAATTCAAGTTACAGCAGTCAATCCACACGCAAGCCAACCCTGACATTCATCAGCATTTTGTCGTGGTGAGACTCGGTTACAGCCTCTATGAATGAGCTATAAAATAATCGTTTAACACTTTAACAATCAGTAATATGTCAAAGTTATCATGGGGTAAACCCACACTCAAACACAAAGAGAGCGAGAACGGCGCACCCAAAGCCACTGGCGACTGGGAGACCCTCGACACTCCGAAGCAGGACACCACCGAACTGACTACTACTGCAGGCGATGAAGTTACTGCCAACGAGGAGGGCGGTGCTATCGTAGACGTGCGTTTCGGCGCATCGACCTATGAACTGGCATTTGACCTCTTCGAGAAGAAAGGCAGCTCCACTGACCCGTTCACCGACGTGGACGGTGTGATTGCAGGCGAACACTCCTTGCAGATAATACCTGAGGACGCTACTTGTAAAGGTATTCAGATTGACCGCTGCGCCCTGCGCCGTGAAATCGCCTACACCGCAGCCGACGGTATCCTCTACCACTACGTCGCACGATGCCTCAAGCCCGCAAGCGGCAACACTGTCAAGCCGCTTGTCATCACTTCTGGCTCAGGCTCGTGACCCCGTGGGGCGGCAGGGCGAGGTGAAAGCCGTCTTGCCGTTCCCCATTTCCGCAGGATAGTTCAGTTGGTAGAACAGCATGGCAGATACACCTCGCAAGTGTAGTCAGATGAAACAATGATACGTCTGTCGTCAGCGGACTCTCTCATGTAAGGTCGCAAGTTCGAGTCTTGCTCCTGCACCAAGCAAAATAAACAGCCTCTCGCCAACGAAAAACGGTTGAACCAATAACTTATTCAATTCCGTCTCGAAAGTTGAGAGAACGCAAAAAATTTGATAAAAATAACGCCTTATGAGCAATAAACCAACAGGTTCTACGCCCGAGCAACGGGTCGCTGACACAATACTGCAAGAGCCGACAATAATCAAGGTCGGGGGAAAAGAATACGCAGTCGCACCTCCGAGTACCGCAACTCTGATACTGGTATCTGCGGCAGTGTCGCATTTGCCCCGTATCCAACTTGACGAGAACAGGTTGGTACAAGACGTACTGGGAGCAGCTAAAGATTGTGCTGCCATAGGCGATATCGTGGCTGTAATGATACTCGGCGCAAAACATGTAAAGGACGAGGCTGTGCGCATCGAGGAACGCACCGTCACCCGTTGTTTTGGGCTGTTCAAGCGTAAAATGCGCGTAGAGGTGCGAGAGAGCAAGCGAGAGCAACTCGCCCGCGAGCTGTTGGAAAACTTATCACCTCGTGAGTTGCAGTCGGTTCTTGCGCAAATTTTAGGCACTTTGGAGGTCGGCGATTTTTTCGGGCTTACCACTTTCCTCCTCGAAGTGAACACGACGAGACCGACGAAAGTGGGAAATCAGACAGTATCTGGGCAGCAGTAGCAGGAACGGCAAAAGCATTTTGTCTCCCGTTCGACTATGTTCTGTACGAGGTCAGTTACACCAACATATTGCTCTACGGAGCGTCCCTCCCCTCGTACATACCCAAGGGAAAAAAGAAATCGGGAGACCGCAAGTACGCAGGCACAGCCTACGGCGATGACGAGTTTAAGGCCGACGACCCCAAAAATGCAGCTAAGTTAGAACAATTTTTTGCAACATTAAGAGACTGATAATATGGCGACTACTGATAACGGAAGATTAAGGATAGAAGCACGTGTCGATACGGAAAAATTACGTACTGACGCTGCCGAAGCAACACAAATCCTCCATGGTATCGGGAATTCAGCTATTCGAGAGGGCGACGCAATCGACAAATCAATGAAAAAGATTGGTGCGACGATTGCAGGAGGATTTGCGGTCTCACAGTTGAAAGATTTTGTGATGCAGGTGGCAAAGGTTCGAGGCGAGTTTCAACAGTTGGAAATCGCGTTCTCGACAATGTTACAGAGCAAGTCGAAAGCTGATGATTTAATGAATCAATTGATTCAGACAGCGGCGACGACTCCGTTTAACATGTCGGATATAGCTAACGCTGCGAAACAACTCCTCGCCTACGGTGTGGAGGGCGAAAAAGTGAATGAAACCCTGATACGCCTCGGAGACATCGCTGCCGGTCTGTCAATTCCAATTAACGACCTCGCATTCCTTTACGGCACGACAATGGTTCAGGGCAGAATGTACACGCAAGACCTGAATCAATTCCTCAGTCGAGGAATTCCCCTGACTGCCGAACTCGCCAAACAATTCGGTGTATCTCAAAGCAAAGTCAAGAGCCTCGTCGAGGAAGGTAAGGTCGGTTTTCCTGAAGTCGAAAAAGCCATTATCTCCCTGACAAGTGAGGGGAGCAAGTTCGGTGGCCTCATGGAAAAACAATCTCAGTCCATCTCGGGACAGATAGCAAACATCGAGGACGCTATTGAGCAAATGTTCAATGAACTTGGGAAAAAATCTGAGGGCGTAATTTCTGGCACTCTCTCGGCTATTTCAGGAGTTATAGAACATTGGGAATCAATAGGCAAAGTTATACTTACTGTTGTTGCCACCTATGGGGCTTATAAAGCTGCTGTATTAGCTGTTGCCGCAGCTAACAAAATTGCCGCTATCATGGGGGAGGTTCAGGCGTTTATCTCCCTGATTAAATACGTGCAATCAGCAAAAGACGCGATGCTACTCTTTAACACCGTATGTAGTGCGAATCCGCTCGGCCTCGTAATCAGCCTCCTTGCCGCCGCCGCCGCCGCTTTCGGTCTGTTCAACAGCAATGCGTCAGAGGCGGCTGAAATGACACAAAAATACGGGGAGAATGCAGCCACGACTCTGTCCCGTATCGACACCCTGACGACGACCCTGAAAGGGTTAACGAAGGGTTCTACGACCTATAAACAGGTTATGGACGACCTGAATTCGATTCTCGAAGAATGGGGTATTTCTGCTATCAAAGAGGGCGACAGTATAGACACGATAAACACTAAACGCGCTCAAGCTATCGAACTTATCAAGGAGGAGGCTGCGGCTCGTCAATATGCGAATGCTATGGCTCAAGGCGACGCGGATTATGCAAAGGCTCTCGCCGACGCTCAATCTCAGTTACTCGAAGACCTCAAAGGAGCGGAAACAGGAAAAATCGTTCTTGGCATGGCTTGGACAACAAACAATGACGAGTTGCAGAGTAACGCAGAGGCTATCACTCGTATAATTGGAGAGGTCGTTCAGGATAAAATTTCCCTGATAGCGAATAAAACGGGTGAGGAATACCAGAAGGGAATCAACACAATATATGCTACGATTGAAGATAGAATGCGTCAAATCGGGATAAGCGAGGAGACGATTGCTAAAGCGTGGATGGACGATGGGTTCTTCTATCAGTCAAATATCATCGGCAAATATATTAATTCTATTCAGGAGGCTGCGGAGGCTCACGACAGTTTTAGCAATTCAATGACTTCTGTTTTCGAGGCAGCAAAACAAGCTTCCAACAGCACAATGTCGTTTGAGGAGAAAGTGGCCGCAATCGCATCTCGCATACGAGGAGCTGATGACGACGTTCATGGACTGTATAAAAGTATCCAGAAACTTATGTCTCAGTATTCCGAGAACACAGTAGGATTTACGATTAAGTTCAGAGCCGAAATTCCTGCTTGGATGTACAACAAAGACATCCCCCGGCTGAAACAGCTTGCAGAGTGGTTCACTTCCCATGGAGCCGCTTTACAGAACGGCAAAACTCTTAAAATCGGCAACCAGATTTGGACGAAACAGCAACTCTTACAGCGAGGAGCTGATTATGCTCAAGCTGCGGAGTACAAACAGACACAAAAAGACAACGCTCAGAGGGATGCGGAGACAAACGGGAAAGAGAACAAGAGCAGACGAAGAGCTGCAGCTCAAGAGGCTCAACGGAGACGTGAAGAGGCTGCAAGGGAAGCGCAACAGCAAGCCGACCAGAAAGCTGACCGACTTCGTCAAATCGAAGACTATACGCAATCAGTAAACGAGGCTGTAGAGGCGTCGGAGTTGGATATACGTCAAAAACGCATTGAATTACAGGAGGAGGGGTTCGAGCGCGAATTAGCACAATTGCAATTAAACTATGACAAGTTGATTCAGGAGAATCAACGTCGGGAGCGTGAAATGCTTAATTCCCTCGCAGACAAAAAACTCCTCGAGTGGTTGAATCAGAATCCGAAAGCGACCAAAACGGAACAAGAGGCATTTAGGGATTCCCTTTTGGACGAAAACTCCAAGACTCGTTTAACCAGTGCCGACTTGACCGAGGGGCAACGCAAACAATTGAAAGCCTACGCTGAATTTGCCGAGGAATACCTGACCGAGAGCAACAAGCGCACTCTTGCCAATATGCTCTCCGACGTGCTGACCTATGAGGAGCAGCGTCAGAAAATCACTGAGGAATACGCACGAAAGCGAAACAGCCTCTATGAACAAGAGGAGTATAAGGACGATGAAGGGAATATCAAGAGACGGTTCAAGAAAGACAAGAACGGGAACAGAATACTCCGCAACGGTGTTACCGAGGGGAATGTCGCCGAACTCAACCGACAGGAGCAAGACGCATTGAGTGCAATTGACGAGCAGTTCGCCTCCCGTGAGGTGGAGTATCAGGTGTGGTGCGAAGCAATTGCTAATTTGTCTCTCGAACAACTCCAATCCTTGCTCGAAAAAGCCAAGACGGAACTTGACGCTCTCGAAAAACAGGGCGGAGACGCTGCGAACCTTGCGACCGCACGGGCAAAGGTCAACAAACTGGGCGACGCTGTTAAGACCGCAAACGCCAAGGACAATCTTGCTCCGAAGAAGCGCACTATCAAGGAATGGCAAGACCTTTACAGCACCCTGAATGAGTGCGCAGGGGCTTTTGACGACATCGGCGAGGCGGTCGGAGGCACTGCTGGCGAGATTATCAAGGTTGCAGGGCAAATATCCACCTCGACCCTCTCGATGATTAACGGCATTGTTACTCTCGTAAATGCTTCAGGAACGGCCATAAAGGACACATCAACCTCAGGCTTGACTGCTTTACAGGTAGTAGAGAAAGCCTCCGTTATACTCACCATTGTATCCGCTGCCCTTCAAGTGGCAACTGCAATTGCAAATCTATTCAACAACGACGAGGCGAAGCAGGAGGAGATTGAACGCTTACAGGAACGTATCGACCAGTTGCAGTGGGAACTCGACAACGCCGACATCATGCGTCTCAACAGCCAGTACGGGAGTTCCGTTGAGCGTGTGCGCAAGGCTATGTACGAGACCCGTGTTGAAATGATAAATCTCGCACGGGCTACGGGTAATTGGTACGACATTATGATAGCCAGCTACGGCAAACTGTCAAGCAATACTATCCTTATGAAAAAGACTGTAAAAGCTCTGGCTGACCAGTACGAGAAAATGAGTTACACCGCAGACAAGGTACTCGGCGATGCTCGATACGATGATTATTACAGCCAACTCGAAAATATCAGTCAACAGCAAATCCTGATAACGGAGCAGATAGCCAAGGAACAGGACAAGAAGAAAACCAACAAAGGGAAGATAAGCGAGTGGCAGCGCAAAATTGAGGAACTCGGACATCAGGCAGCAACGTTAATCAATGACCTGATGGAGGACATCATAGGAGGCTCCGCTGAACAAATTTCCGAGCAACTTTCTGATGCATTTTTCGATGCTTTTGCCAATGGCGAGGACGCTGCCGTGGCGTGGGGCAACAAGGTAAAAGAAATTGCCTCCGACATCGTGAAGCGTATGCTCGTACAAAAATTGCTTGAACCTGAAATCGGCAAAATTTTCGACAAGTATAAGGCGCAGTGGTTCAAGAATGGCAAGTTCGTCGGAGCCGAGGAGGTCAAAAACTCTATGGGCAATTTTATGGCCGACCTCATGGCAACGCAGAACGTGATGACACAGATATGGGATTCAATACCCAAGGAATTGAAAGACTATCTTACGGGCAACGCAGAACGCGAGGGAGTGAATAAAGGTATTGCCACCGCCTCACAGGATAGCGTCGACGAACTCAACGCCCGTGCTACGACCATTCAGAGCCATACCTACTCAATCAGCGAGAACACGAAACTCCTTGTTGCCAACACAACCGCAATCTTATCATTTGTAACGGCGATTGAGGCGCACACCGAGGCTATGAGTTCCCGAATGGAGAGCATGGAGCGCAACATCTTATCTATAAATAGCACTCTCGAAGATTTCAATACTCAAGGTCTAAAACTCAAATAAAATTGCATATGGATAACCTGCTTATCAAGTCAATATACGCACAGTGGCTCTCGGTAAAGGGAGAAGCCCAGCGGCAATGCGAACAACGGTCTTTGCAAAATCTTGCAGAGGCATATCGTAATTGTAAAATGTTCAAAGGGTCGGAGAGCGCAGAGGAACTCATAGCCCTATACAAAAGCAACCGTGGTGTAGAGTTCTGTATGCGTTATCACTTCCCGAATATCAACACTGTGCGCATGTTCAAAAAAGACCATCCCGAACGGTTCGGCATATACATTGACGCAGGCAATATAACGCTTGACGAGCCAAAGGGTCGAGTGTTGCTGATAGGGCGTACAACAGCCGTTGTGAATTGCTCAGAAATACGCAATTATAGTGTTATCTGCCTACAAGGAGGCAAGGCTGTTGTCAACGCCTCTAAATGGGCAGTCGTTCGGGTGGAAGCCGAGAGTGGTTGCTCTGTAGTTAGGAATATTAGCGACAACGCCATAATACTATGATGAAAGGCAAATTGCTGATAGATAACATTGATGCGTATATAGACTTCGGGGTCTACGTCGAGGACGGCGAACTTGGGCAGCTTATTCAGTTTCCCTCGTTCAAGACTATAGATAGCACCGATTGGCCAGACGAGGACGGGGAGGAGTACGACCTGACTGCTCCGGTTCTTGATACACGCACGTTGCAGATTGCCTTTTGTGTATCGAATGTGCGTTATGCGGAAGACTTGTTCGACTGCCTCGCACAGGGTGCATATCACGAGTTCAAAGTGCCTGTGCTTGGCAAGACATGGAAACTCCGAATGACAACAAATGGCTCGTTTTCCTCGCACCTCAGCCTCGGTAAACTTACGCTCACTTTTGCCGATGATTTTCCCCTTGTCCCGACTGCATCGCCTCTTGATTTTGGAAAGTCGGGGGTGGTGCAGTTCGGGTATGAACTTGATGGGGTAGATATGTCCCGGTTCGGGGCATACATATTGCGTGGAAGCCATAACGACCTGCGGAAAGCTCCACAGGTAAAGCAAAACCTCACAATCAATACAAAGAACTCGGCAGGCGTAAATTATGATGCAGAGGAGGTGTATTTCAAGCCAAAGGATGTAACGCTGAATGTTCTTATCAAGACGTCTACGGTCGCAGAATTTTGGGAACGTTACAACGCCTTATTTGCAGCCCTCCTGAAACCCGAAGTTCGCAAGTTCTATGTCAAAGAAACCAATGCTGAATATGAGAGCTTTTATAGTAAGGAAAGCGTGCAGAATTTCCATCTTTCCCCTGACGGGAGTGTATGGTGCCAGTTCGCACTGACATTGAAATTTGTTTCTTGTCGCCCGGGCAACTACTATATGTTTCTCACTTCCGAAGATGGTAACTGGATTCTTACTGAGGAAGAGAAATTACATATCATAATAGAAGTATAATTGACAAGTCTAAATTTGTTACTATGGCAAAGCAAGGAGTAAGAATCTCTGAATTACCTTTAAGCGAAAGCGCCAATGGACTGTTGACTTTGGGCGTTAACAGCCAGAATAAGAGCGTAAAGGTGCCAATTGGCAATTTACTCAACACTGTCAATCAAGTAGCCATCACTGCGAAAACGATAGCGACTATAGCGGACAGCCGAGCAGCGCCGCTGCCGATAACGAGGGTGGAGAATATTCCGGAGAATGGCATTGAGCTGCCTAATGCAAACAGCTTGGAGGACATCTTACAATACGTGCATGCGGAAGAGGCGTCGGATGTGTCGGTTAAAGTTGTAACGGACGGTACCGATTTGCAGCTGCAAGTGCGTGTAACAGGCGATAGCAATTTGTATTATGCCTACAAATGGGGTGATATTCCGGAGAAAGGTATACCCTCCCATGAACGGTATTACGCGGATGCAGCTGTGTTTGTCGACCGTTCGTCATATTCAAACGAAAGGCTCTATATATGGAGCGATGACCAATCCGAGCTGACAGCAATTGCCAATGAGGATGACATTTATGGTATAACCAGCAAGATAGGCGCGGCGGGAGGCATAGCGCCGTTGGGCGCTGACGGGAAGGTGCCGGCGGCGAATTTGCCCGTCAATGACGCGACGCTGCGCTTTTCGGCGGTGGAGCGCGTGGCAGGGGCAACCATCACCGACGGCACGGCAACAGGCACTTTCTATGTGGTATGGCTCGACAACCGGGCGTTGCCCACATCTTACACGTATTCACCGCCGACAACGGAGGAGAAAGAGCTTTCGGGCCGCTTTGTGGCAAAGACGGGCAGCGGCATACAGCTCACCGAGGCCAGCGGCGGCGACGTGTCGACAACGACGTATTACAGCAACTGGGAAGGGCGCGACGCTTTCTGCAACTCAGGGGGCAAGCCGCTGAAAAACCGCCTCTACCGTTGCACAGCCACGGGCAGGCAATACGACAAATTCCCCGGCAACAACTCAACGGGTCTGCGCTGCATCGCCGCGCCGCCCATGGACGCGAAGACGGCGCTGTTTGCGGATTTGTGGAATGAAGCCTGCGTGGGTAGTCTCGGCTGGGGCATCGACCCTGACTATTCGCCCAATCATGTCTGCTACGGCTACTACGACGCCGACATGGACGCATACCGTCTCAACGGTCTTGACCTCACATACGCCGAGGCCGTGAGGGTCTACTACGCAGGCCCGCTGCGCAACACCACCTTCAAGGCGTTCTATGGGGGATTCCCCTTTATCCGCACCAACCTGCCGCCGCACGTCCAGGGCAGCAATACCCTTGAACTCAACAGCACCTTCAACGGGTGTTCCTGCCTTGAGGTCGCCAACATAAAAGCAGGGTTGTGGGCATCAGGGGGAGATAACATATTCCACGCCAACAACAAGCTGCGCAAGGTGATAGGCGAGCTTGTGATTGACAATGGCAGCATGTTGAATTTGGCGGCTTACACAACGATACCACTTTTGGAGGATATGCACATCCAATGGAGAGGAGGAGGGTCGACGCGGCCGTTGAACATCGCCAACCTTCCGGCATTCAACGCCGCGTCGCTGGAATGGATGATAACTAACAGCCCGGCACTGACCGATGAGACCAAGACGCGCACCTGCACCCTGCACGCCGACGCCTACGCACGCCTTACCGACGACATGAAAGCCCTCGCCGCCGAGAAGAGCATAACCTTTGTCTGCGCATCATAACATAACACCATACATCATGCAAATCACAGAAAAAACCGTAACGCTGCGGCGCATCACAGCCGCCGAGGGGCATTGCCTCACGCAATCCGACCCCAACACACCCATCGCCGACCGCACGTTTGGCAAAGAGATAACCCTGGCCGCCACCGACGACCCCGCAAACTGGAAGGAAATCACCACCGCCGAGGCCGACGAGCTGAAGCAAGAACAACTTAACGCTTACCAAAATACTTAAACATCATGACACAGAAATTATGCAACGACCGTAAAGGCTACGACAAAATCTTCCACCTGGCTCTGAGCTTCGGGCTCGGCTGCGTACTGGCCGGCGTGTTCAGCTTCGTGCCGCTCTCGCCGTGGCTGGCCGCGCTGTGCGTGTTCGGCCTCACCCTGGCAGTGGGCATAGGCAAGGAGCTTAAAGACCGCCGCAAGCCTGGAGGCCACTTCTGCGTGTGGGATATTGTAGCCGACTTCATCGGCGCACTGGCCTCGACGCCCATCGCCTACTTCGCCAACTATTTCACCAACATAGAATAAGGCACCAAAGGATTCCGTAATGCTTACGCTCTCATTTTATGATTCCAAGCCTTTCGTTACAACTGGCATTGCGGCGGAGTGGCTAAAGAATATAACTTCTACTCCCAAGACAGAAAGCGAATTTCAAATAGACATAGCTGTAGAGGTAGATGATAATTCGTACCGTTACAGGGCGCTCATGCAGAAACCTCAGCTTATTCTGAAATTTAGTCTTCCATATTTTGTGGACTTCCCCGTGGGGACATGGTGTGTGTACCAGAATCAAACGTTTAGACTGAACTGCGACACGAACCTCAAGAAAAACGGTACGCGCAACATTACTTACAGCATGACTCTCGGAGGAGACGAGGACAAGTTAGGGTTATATAAAATGCGCAACTCCGTCGACGGGAGGCTGAAATGGTCTATGTGTGCTAAACCCCACGAACTCGTAGAGGAGGTTGTCAAGAACCTCAACAAGCGTGACGGAGAGGGCGTATGGAGTGTCGGGATATGCCTCGAAAGCACCGAAAAAACTGTAGAGTTCAATCACTCCTATATAGACGCTGCGCTGCAATCTATCGCCGATGCGTTCGATACCGAGTGGGAAATCGTCAACCACGTTATCAACCTCCATAAGGTTGAGTACAACAAGGATAACCCCCTGCCGCTCTCTTATGGCAGGGGCAACGGCTTCGTGCCTGGGCTTGGACGTACAACCAGTATTGAGGAAGCTCCTATCAAACGTATCTATACGCAGGGCGGCACTCGCAACATCGACCGAAGCCGATACGGGGGCGAGGGCAGCGACTTCCCCGAATACGCCACAAGTTCGGCTGAACTGCTCCTGCCTCCGAGCCAAACACTCGAATATGAGGGGCGCACCTATAAGACCGACGCGCAGGGTTACTACGTCGAGCGCGTGGATAAGGTCTCAACAGCCGTCAAGGAGGACAGTCTGGACTGCTCCGAGATTTACCCATCCCGTGTTGGCGCGGTCGGGAACGTTATCACAGTCAAGGCCGACAAGCATTTTTACGACTTCATCGACACTTCTATACCCGACGCTCTCGACTATGGGAGTAAGGCGAATATCATCGACGGGGAAACGCCTACTATCATATTCCAATCAGGTATGCTGTCAGGAAAGGAATTTGAGTATAAGTACAAACATTCTGAACGTCGTTTTGAGATAGTGCCGCAGGAGATAGACGGAGTTATAATGCCTGACCCGACCACTGGCTATATGCCTAAAACGGGAGACAAATATGCCGTGTTCGGTATCAGGCTTCCAAAGCAGTATTTCTTTGACAACAAGACCAAGACAGGTGCTTCGTGGGATATGTTCCGTGAAGCTGCTAAGAAACTCTATGAAAGCGAAGACCCCAAATTTACGTTCAAAGGCGACCTGCAAGGACTATGGGCTAAACGCAACTGGCTCAACATCGGCGGCAAAATTGTTATAGGGGGATACATTCTGTTTTCAGACCCTCAATTCGCGACGGAAGGCGTAAAAATTCGCATCACTGGCATAAAAGACTATGTAAACGCACCTTATGCCCCGACGCTTGAAATCAGCAATTCGGTCAGTGGCTCTACGGTGCGCAGCGAACTCTCGAAGATAGACGACACTGAGGTGGTAATTCAGGATAAGGCCGACAACCTTTTGCAGTTCACCAAGCGACGTTTCCGCGATGCCCAGGAGACAATCGAGATGTTGGAAGATGCGATGCTTGACAACTTCACCAACTCAATATCTCCCGTGGCAGTTCAGACCATGACCGCTCTAATCGGCGACGAGAGCTTGCAATTCCGTTTTGTCAACAACAAGACTGACCTTACGCCCGTGGCATTCAACATAGCATACAGCCAAGCGGACAAGCAACTGCATTGTCCTGCAGGCTACTTGCAACATATGACCCTCGGCATAAAGACAGTATCAAGCAGCCATTCCGACGACGAGTACAAGTGCTGGGCTATGGCCTCATTTACCTCTCCCGTCCTCGACGACGGGACGCAGAAATACTACCTGTACGCTCTCGTAAATGCGACCGACACCTCCTCGCAGGGAATGTTCGCCTTGTCTACGAAATCTCTGCCATTGACAGGCATTGGCTCTCTCGGAGACATTTCGTTGAGCGGCAAGTATTGCCTATTGGTCGGCATACTCAACTCGGAGCAGAACGGAGAGCGCAGTTTTGTTACGCTCTATGGCTATACGGAGATACTGCCTGGGCGAATTACGACCGACAAGATAGTCTCCTCCGACGGGCAAACGTGGTTCGACCTCGTCAAAGGTGAAATTCATGGCAATATCCGTTTCAGCAATAACATGAATATTGAGGACGTAATCAACGCCTACAACGCAACAATCATCGAGGGCGGTAAAATAAAAACAGACCTCATCGAAGTTGCTAATCTTGTAGCACAAAAACTCGAAGTGATTAACGAAAATGGAGCAGGCGTTAAAATAGTTCCAAATGTAGACAACATTGGGTCAGTATCGCTATTTAACGATATAGGCAATGAAGTGTCAATTTTTGAGGGGAAGCAGTATTCTTCTATTGCTCAATTATTCGATGACAGCTCTGGTGATGTGGAGTTGAACAGTTATAAGGCTGGGAGTGATTCTGTGATTGCTACACTTGCTAATAATCAAAGTGAAAATGTAAGTCAAAATCATGTCCTCTCGGACACTTGGTATACGGAAACTCCATGCGAGGTGTTTTTGTTGAGCGGAGATATCCGTTGCACCGCATATGCCACTGGTTATGAAACGAACGGGAGTGGCAACAGAAATGATATTTTTGCAGCAAGTTCTGATGAACTGGAAGTCGGTTCGTCGGCTCATGCAATACTGGGCATTTCAATTTACACGTATAGTGATATTAGATGTATCAAACTAATTCATTGTGCGGAAATTGCAACGTGTTCGGTAAGAGCTTCCGCATGTGTCCCGGCTGAAGATGGTTCCGGGAATAGTTATATCCAAGGCGATTCAAAAACTCAAACTCTAAATTGTCTTGGTAAATCAGTGAAAGTTCCCGCAGGATACCACAAGTTGGAATTGCACTATAACATATATGCGAGCCGTTCAGGGAGCTCCGCATCTGTGGTGTGGGGGTCTGCCCTCTCGGGGAGTCCGGATTTGGCCGCTGAATACAAATGCAATTTCTATGTGAGTCGATTTTTCGCAAACGGCTTTTGCCTCGGATTGCGCCGGGACAATTATGTAATGGCATGGAACGACGGCACGGATATGAATTTTGCAGCTGAGACCAACGGCTACGGGCTCAAGATAACTCCAACGGGTATTTCATATCGCCCCACGGCTTACGGCGAGTGGAAATCATTGAGGTGACTTATAATTGTAGAATATTATGATTGCATTGTAATCATTAATTTGTATCTTTGCATCATCAAAATAAGCGTCAAAAATGAATGTTGTCGAAATCATACTCTCCATCCTCAGCGGCCTCGGCATCACGGGGAGCGGAGTGCTGGGCTATTTTCTGCATCGCTCGACCAATAAGCGAGTGGCTGTTGCCGAGGCTGATAAGGCGGAGGCGCAGGCCAATCAAGAGGAGTGGGAACTTGAAAAAGACCGCCTCCGAGAGACTCATGACACGATAATGACCCTAAATAACATTATCAAGTCGCAGGGAGAAACTATCAGTCAAAACAATAATGCTCTCGACGACAAAACTGCTCGTCTGCGCGAAGCGCAGGACAGGGAGTTTAAGGCCAATGAGGAAAAAGCTGCACTTGCATCCGAGGTAACACGGCTGACGCAGGAAAACGGCGATTTGCGGTTACGACTCCACAAACACGAGTGCATCAAAATGAGCTGCATAGACCGCGACCCACCCAATGAGCATACAATAGCAGCTCGTCGTGCTCGGCAAAAATTAAATCCCTCTAACACCAACAAGAAATGATTGTTATTTTAGACTACGGGCACGGTAAAAATTGTCCCGGCAAATGTTCCCCAGATAAGACATTCTACGAGTGGCGCTTTAACCGCGAGTGTGGCAAGGAAGTCGCACGACGCCTTCGTTCTATGGGTTATACGGTTTGCGAAACATGGACGGAAGACCACGAGCCGTTATCAGCCGCCAACAGAGTATGCACCAAGCGTGAACTCAACGCTGCTCTCAATTGGAGGGCGCGGAAAGTGAACGACTACTGCGCCCAGTTCGGCACTCAGAACTGCATATCCGTCTCTATCCACTCCAACGCCGCAGGCGGCGACGGGCAGTGGCACAATGCCACGGGCTTCTGCGTAATGGTAGGGCGTAAAGCCTCCGAGAAGTCGAAACGCCTCGCACGGCTCATCTATGACGAGGCGGACAAGCGAGGGCTGAGGGGCAACCGAAGCGTCCCCCCGACACATTACTGGGTACAGGGACTGGCTATGTGCGACAGCACCAATTGCCCTGCCGTCCTCGTCGAAGCTCTTTTCTATGACAACCGAAGTGACCTCGCAATTCTGCAATCCACCGAGGGTAAAGAGAAAATCATTACGTCGATAGTCAACGGCATAATTCAATACGGCAAGACAATATGAGAAACTTACTGACTATTGCATTTCTAACACTCCTCGTTTGCTCCTGTGCAACGACGAAGCCTCGGACAACCATAGTGTCAACCCAAGACAGTATCCGCACGGAAATCAAGTATAAATTGATTGAGAGCATTGATACCGTCTTTATCACGCTTCCTCCGCAGACCGTCGAGCGTACATCGCCCGACACGACCTCCACGTTGGAGAATGACTACGCCAAGACCACGGCAACAATCCTCCCCAATGGTATGCTGTTCCACAATCTCGAAACGAAGCAGACCCCCGTTCCCATCCCGACCAAAAAGACGGAGGCGCAGCGCGACAGCGTCGTCTATCGGGAGAAAGAAGTTCCTGTGCCGTACCCCGTGGAGGTCGAAGTCAACCGCCTCTCATGGATGCAACAGGCGCAGATATACGGCTTCCGTGTACTGGTCGCAATCCTCCTTTTGGGAGCAGCCGTGCGCTACCGCAAGAAAATTTTTCAGTTTGTGCGCCGTTTTATTTAG